TTTGTTGGTCAAGAGCAATATGTCATCACCCCAGGTTCCGGCTTTGACGGCGACAACAACGGCCCCCAGGCTGCGTTCCGCGCCCTGATGGTTGCTGGTGTGCCAATCTATCCTGACCCCTACTGCCCCGAAGGCACGGTCTACTTCCTCAACACCAACTACCTGTCGCTCTACATCCATGAGCAAGGTTCGTTTGTGTTTACAGGATTTGAGTCCACTCTGCCCAACTGGCAAATTGGTTATGTCGGCGCTGTGCTGATGATTGCCGAACTGGTGAACGTCAAGCCCAAGTCGATGACCAAGGTGACGGGTTACAACTACCTCTCACTGTAAGGAGCATAGAGCATGTCTTTATCACTCAATAAAATCCTGCTTGCTAGTGCAGCCACCAACACGGCTGGTGCTTATCTGCAAGGTATTACCATTACCAGCATTGGTATCGGTAACACCACGCTGATGAACGCTGGCGTGTCTAGCGCACAGACCATCCCCGCTGGTGCATACATTCTTCCTCAAACCACCAACAACGTGGCTATTGAAGTGAATGCGTACACCTCTGCCAACGCTAATGCGTGGACTACGTACATTGCTGCTAACACTGGCGGTACTATCATTTCTGACGGCTACAACGTGCGTGCAAACGCAACCACCGCTACTCAGACTTTGACTCTGTACACTTCCAATGGCGGCAACAACGCTCCTGGCACATTCTTGAGCTAAGGAGAAAGAACTATGAACGCAAACCAAGTTGGCGCACTGCGCGGAGATTCTTTCGGCAATTTTGCCATTGCCTCCGCTGTAGTAGTCCCGCTTAACGCCGTCAGTAATACTGCCGCTGTTATGTCGGTTGTTGGTACAAGTTACATAGTTCGCCGTGTCACTATCTCTAACGCAAACGCAACCGCTGCCACCGCTAATGTAAGTATCATTACGTCTAGCGATGGCAACGCTGCTAATGCAGTTTTTGCAACGACCAAGCTCTCAAATGTTGTCAACACTTTGACTTTCCAAGACATTGCCCCTACTGCTAATGCCGTTTCTAACGTGTATACATCGGGTGCTTTGTGGGTGAAAGTAGAGACTGCTGTTGCCGCTACTTGTGATGTGACGGTCTACGGTGACATTGTGAACCTATGACGCAAACGGTTTTTGTAACCAATCGCAGCAACACCGTACTCAGAGATGGGTACGGTGGTGTCTTTTATGAATTCGTGAAAGACAAGCCCGTAGAGGTTCCCCTCCATGTGGCGCAGCATGTGTTTGGTTATGGAAGCCCCAACAAGGAACCTTTTCTGTCCCGCCTGGGATGGATTAAGTCCCACGCAGATTTAACGACAGGATTGGAATTGCTGGCTCAGTTTGACATCTCTGAGCAGCAGCCAGAGCAGAACCGCTCCTTACCCTCGGCGGTTAGCGTAGTACCTCTGCGGATTGAAAAATCCGTAGGGGGAAAAGTTACGCAAAGGGCGGCATAAAATGGAAGCAACATGGCAACACTTTCTTCCTACATCACAGATGTCCAGAGACTTTTGCATGATGCAAACTCTGTTTTTTGGTCAACGTCTGAGTTAACCGACTACATCAACGATGCTCGGGAGAGGGTTGCGCGGGACACTGGTTGCTTGCGTACATTGCAAGTAAGCGCCACACCAATATCAAACACAGGCAATGTAGCCACTATTTGGGCTGCAAACACCGCAGTCAGCACTGGAAACTATGTTTTTTCCAACATTTTCATCTACCAAGTAACGTCTGGTGGAACTCTCGGAAGCACAGCGCCTCCGTACCCCGCATCTGGTAGCACGTTCCCTCCAACAACGCCGTTCACCAACGGCACAGCTACGTTGCAATATTCTGGCCCTGCCGAAATCATTCCGTACTCCACGTTGAGCAACGGTTCAACGCTGGACATCTTGAACATCACCCTGTACTGGGGTAACAGCCGCATTCCGTTGCGCTATTTGCCTTGGAGCAACTTCAACGCCCAGTTGCGGTATTGGCAAAACTACGTTGGCAGGCCCATTTGTTTCTCTGTCTACGGGCAGCAACAAATTTACATTGCCCCTGTGCCAGACCAATCCTATGTGATTGAGATTGACACTACTATTTTGCCCACACCGTTGAGCCAATCCACGCCTGACGCTGTTGACCCCATCAACGACCCTTACACAACACCTGTGCCTTTCTACGCAGCCTACAAAGCCAAATACAAGGAGCAGAGCTATGGTGAGGCTGAAATCTACAAGCAAGAGTACATGAAGCATGTCAATGCTGTTCAGAACTCTGTCTTCACGCGCCGCATTCCCGACCCTTACTCTAGCCCGTACTAATCATGGCAGCAGCAGAGCAAAAGAAGTCTTATGCTGTTGTTAAGAATTTCACTACTCTTAACACCAAAGCCAATAGAACGGCAATCAAGGAAGAAGAGTTTGCCTGGATAGAGAACGCCATGCCTATTGGGCACGGCAACATCAAAGTCATTCCGGCACAGACAACAGTCAAGGATTCTGGCAACAGCGCAGTTTCATTTGCCAACACGGTCACATCTTTTACCTCTGCCAACATCAACGTCAGCGACTACTTGCTGGGGTTTGAGTCCAACGGGCGGGCTGAATACTTCAACCTGACCACCAACACTAAAGGCAACATTGCTGCTGCTGGAACATTTTCTGCCGCTGGCATTACAACCGCGCAGTACAAAAACCAGAACGTCATCATTGGCGACCCTGATAAGGGTTTGTATTCTTGGGACGGAGCTAACCTGTCCAGCATTGGCTCTGTAGGTTTTATTGGCATCAAAGATGCTGGCGCAGGCTACACCAGCACTCCTAGCATTACCATTTCTGCCCCGCAAGAGCTAACTGGCAACGTGCAGGCTACTGCCACAGTCACTGTCACGGCAAATGTAGTCACAGCAATTACCCTCACCAATGGCGGTCAAGGGTACACAGCAACGCCTACAGTGACCATTAGCGGAGGCGGGGCAAGCAGGAACGCTACCGCCGTGGCATCGTTGGTCACATTCAAAACAGGCACAGTGTCTGTGGTGATGAACACACTAGGCACGGGCTACAGCAACGCGTCTAACGTCACAGTAACAATTGGAGATGGAACTGGTTGGACAACACGGGCTGTTGGCAATGCTATTGCGTCTGGCGGTCAAATTACGCAAGTGGTGATGACCAACGCAGGGGCTGGCTACACCTCTGCATCCAACGTGACAGTGGTCATTACCGACAGCAGCCCCACACCAGGCACGGGTGCAACCGCTACAGCCGTTGTCAACATCAACCAGATTGCGGATGTGGCAACCTTCTCTGGGCGCTCATGGATAGCTGCTGGCAGAACGGTGTATTACTCGTCTGCTACCAGCATTAGCGATTTCACATCCGTGTCTGCGGGGTCTTTCACCATCACAGACTCGACCTTGCACGGCAACATTCAAGGCTTGCTGTCTGCCAACAACTTTTTGTACGTGTTTGGTGATGACAGCATCAACGTGTTCTCTGACTTGCGGGTGTCTAGCACTGGTGTAACTCTGTTCACCAACACCAACGTCAGCGCCAGTATTGGTACTAAGCGGCTGTACTCGGTGTTCCCGTATTTCCGTTCTGTGCTGTTTATGAACGACTACGGCATGTACGCCCTGGTTGGCTCTACCACCAGCAAGATTTCTGACCAGCTAGACGGCATTTTTCCGTACATAGATTTCACCAAGCCCGTCACGGCAGGCCAGGTGCTGCTCAACAGCATTCTGTGCGCGGCGTTCTCCTTCACCTACAACGACCCGCTGTCTTCTGCACGACCCATCCAGGCGGTGTTCTTTGAGAAAAAGTGGTTCATCACCAGCCAGGGTGCGCTGACCTATGTGACATCTGCGCCTGTTGGCGGCGTAATCAATCTNTANGGCACTACAGGCACTGCGNTGTACAAACTCTACGGGGATGCNTCTGCCAACGTGGCTACAACCATCCGCACGGCTCTCATGCCTATGGGTGACCCCATCCGTACCAAACAGGCTCTGAAATTCGGCATAGAGGCCACGCTGACCAACGCAGCCACGTTTGTTGTTACCGTGGACAGCGANTACGGCAGCAGCCCGTCCTACACGCTGACCAACTCCCAAGTAAGCTGGGTGAACAACAGCGGTGCAACTGTCACTTGGACAAATGCGTTTGGCACAACAATACCTTGGCTGTCTTCTGGCGGCTACAACTTGTACAAGTCAGATGCCCAGCAATATGGCAAGTACCTTGGGCTAACAATGACCAGCAACAGTGCTGGTTTTGTGGTCAACACATTTGAGTTTGAACATGAATTGAGAGTGAGGTTCTAACATGGCAGTCCCATACACCTTTGCAAGTGCCACAGGGTCTATTCCCCTGTCTTACCTTGACAGCAATTTCAATACGCCAATCACCATCGGTAACACTGCCGTTACCTTGGGTTCGACTATCACTACGATGTACAACATGACGCTGGGCAACGTCATCATCACCAGTGTTGGCTCTACATTCCCCAACAACTACCTTGCCAACGCCAATGTCATTTTAGGCACAACCACTGTGCCGCTGGGTAACACGGCTACCACGCTAGACGGCCTGACGCTTGCCAACGTAACTATCAGCACGGGTAACGTAACCCTCACAAACATTACGGTGACTACTGCTAACGTCACCACAGCAAATGTGGGCACGGCGGTTATTACTACCGCCAACGTCACCACAGCCAACATCACAACCGCTGCTGTCGTTACGTTGAACGCAACCAACGCCAACATCTCTGCCAATGTCAGAACGCAAGCGTTGACGGGTTATTTGTACGGCAATGCCAACACAGGCAACGTCACCGCCGCTACGACCATTCCTAACAACGGCCTTGCTAACAGCACTGCAACAATAGGCAACACGACTGTTACCTTGGGAAGCACCACTACCAGCCTGGGCAACCTCACTACTGCCAACGTGACGGTGACCAACTACGTAGAGACACTCAACGCTATTGGCAACAGCAGCACCTCTAAGACCATTGACCTGACTACAGGTACTGTGCAAACCGTTACCCTTACAGGCAACTGCACGTTCACCATGCCTACAGCGGTGGCTGGCAAGTCATTCATCTTGATTCTTAGCACAGGCGCAGGCTCATTTACTGCTACGTTCACCAGCGTGAAGTGGCCTAGCAACACCGCGCCCACCATCACCACCACCGCCAGCCGCTGGGACATCTTGACTTTTGTCAGTGATGGCACTAACTGGTACGGCAACTTTGCACAGGCCTACGCATAATGTTTGCCAGCAAAGACGTATTTCTTAGCAAGAGCGGTGCTGCTAGCGCGTACACCATCGGACGCTCTGTGCGGCTGCGCAGCAGCGCAAGTGCAAACTTGAACCGCACCTACGCAGGAACTGGCACAAGCGCAACTACTAAGACCTTGTCCATGTGGGTTAAGCGCGGCACTTTGGGCAGTATTCAACGTCTTGCAAACTCAAATTCATCTTTTGCTGGCACAACTTTTTTACGATTTAACGCTTCAGATAATTTAGATTTTCAATGGGAATCTGCTGGTAGTTTGCAGTTAATAACAACGCAAGTATTCCGTGACCCTTCTGCTTGGTATCACATAGTTCTTGCACTTGACTCTACGCAAGCTACAGCCGCCAACAGGGTGAAGATTTATGTGAATGGCGTACAAGTCACATCATTTGGAACTACAAATTATCCAGCGCAAAATGCAACAACATCATTGTTCGGCTTTGCTAGTGCAGCCAATCGAATTGGTTGCGTGTATGACGCAACATCGGATTTTTTTGACGGTTACATGGCTGAAATCAATCATGTAGACGGTCAAGCCTTAGCCCCATCCAGCTTTGGCGCGTACAACATCTATGGTGTGTGGCAACCAGCCAAGTACCAAGGCACATACGGCACAAACGGGTTCTATTTAAACTTCAGCAGCAACAGCACGGCTGCTGCGCTTGGTACTGACTTCAGCGGCAACAGCAACACCTGGACGGTGAACAACATCAGCGTGACCGCTGGCGTGACATACGACTCCATGACAGATGTGCCAACGCTAACAAGCGCGACAGCGGCAAACTACCCAACATGGAACCCATTGTGGCAAGGAAGAACAAACTCCCCAACAAACGGCAACCTTGACTATCCTGCATCAAGTGTTGGCATTGGAACAATGGCTTTGTCTGGCAGTAGCTATTGGGAAATTACGTCAACTGGTGGA